TTCCTATGTTGCCTTCACTGCGATTAATTGCATAAATTTGTGCTGCTGCTTCTGCTCTTGATGTATGGCATCCCATAACTTCATTTGTACCCTCTTTGAGGGCAGGGTAGCCAGAGCACCCAAACGAACCTTTTGCTCCCACTTTATATGGCATGACGATCCTCCTAGACCTATATACTGATTATAGCAGAATTTACTTTGCTAGAACTCTCTTTATCTCATTTAGACATTCTAGGGACTCTATGCTCATTTTTGATAATTCTTCTGGAATGAATGCCTTATCTGTTAGATTGACCATAGGGTTCTCATCTAGCAAATCAACAGTAACAAAGCCATCTTCCCAAAGACCCATTATCTGGTGGTTTACCTGGTTAAGATGTTCCTGATAAACTTCAGGCATGATTTCAATCATCTTTTCTGTCATTGAATATAAAAATTCACCTGATATAGGGTCAAGACCTATAACCTCAATTGCTCCATTTAAAATGAGCATATCAAAAATATCAGTATAGTCTTCACTCATTGTTCATTAACCCTAACAGTTGATCCTTTGTCTGTGCTCCAGAGAGTCTTTTTATCTCTTTGCCATCTTCAATAAAAATAAATGTAGGAATTGACCTGACCTCAAATGATTTTACGAGATCAATTTCAGAGTCAGCGTCAACAATTTGAAACCTTACATCAGCCGATTCACGATTAAGTTCTTCAACAATTGGCCTTACCTTCTTGCATGGGTTACACCACTCAGCAGTAAAGTAAAGAATGTGTCTCACTTACCAGATTTCTTTCTAGCCTTTGCAAGTTCATCAAAATCTTTTACCTTGGTATCTCCTAGGTATCCCCAAGCATAACCATCATTAATCATCATGTCATTTAGAGATACTGTGTCTCCATTAATATATACCCAGCCTAAAATGCGACCATACTTTTCAGATGAGTCCATCTTCTCAGTCTTAATTACAACGGACTTGGCATCCTTAATATGTTTCTTCAAGTACTCTTTAGACTCAAGACCAAGAGCCTTCTCTTTAAGATCCTTTGTACGAGACTCAGGAGTATCAATGCCAGCCAATCTCACACGGGATTGAAACAAAATATCAAACCCTAAATCAATAAGAACGTCAATGGTATCCCCATCTACAACATTCTCTACTTTTCTTACATAGTATTCATACATTATTTTCTCCCCCATTGGATATAGTTCCATCCACGCTCATGTGCGTAGTAGATAAATACTTTAACTACCGTTTCCCAAAAAGCAATTGTAACAGATAGAGCAGCATTTTTTGTTATAACATAAGCCACAGCAACGGAGGAAAGTGTTCCCCATATGCGATAACTTAATGCTTTTGCAAATGACCTAGCCTTTGTTACTTTCATCTTTATCCTTGTCTTTAAACATTGACGCTACAAATCTATCTTCTACATCTGCAAGTCCCTGTAAAGAATCAAATACCCAGTTCTTTACGTTTTTCAGTAGCGCTAATAGCATGAATGTCTGCCCCCAAATCTACTTGCTCAATCTTATATCCAACATCACGACCATATACAATGTTGGTAATGTTAGGTAGTCTTAATACTAATGCGCCATCCATAAACTCATCCTTTGCAATATATTCTTTCACCTGATCAAACTTAAGTGGATCTTTCTCACTTGTGTTGTAGGTATTGCGGACTCCAAGAAGCACTTGTTCAGTTCTATTACCAGCCTCTTTATAAAGGGCGTGGTGTCCTTCGTGCCAGGGCTGGTACCTACCCAGCATAAGAGTTGTAGGCGCAGACCAATCGTGTAGTCCAAACTTTTCAATAATGTAATCTGCTTCTTGTTCAACCGTATAGTCTGCAGGAATTCTTGCATCAAATTTTTTTGGATCTTCCCACATCTTGTTAGTATCTTCAAACCTTCCCTGCTTAATTCTATCTACCCAGACCAATATATCTGGCTTACCAAATGCTGCACGAGTTAAGTCTGTAGGACAAACAAAATCCACGATTACTGGTGCTACACCCTGTTTAGAGATTAGTCTTGCCATCTCTCCCATACGACGGGCCTGCTCAATTCTATCATCAGGACTAAATCCTAAATCTGAATTGACTGTTGCACGAACCTCATCTGCATTAAGATGGATAGCATTAATTCTTTCCTTTAAAGCCTTTGCTAGTTCTGTTTTGCCAGAACCAGGAAGACCCATAATCTGAATAATCATTTTTATTCCTTAACTAATTTATCTCGTTCATCAATAACACTAATCATAAATGCCATCATTTTTTTATAAGATTCTGGATTCTCCATAATTTTATTATAGTGATGACCACAAAACAAAAGGTCTCCACTAATACCAGTAACCCTAACTAGTGCCTCTGCTGCACAAGCATCACAGCGGTCTGTTGCCTTAAGCAACCACTCCTTAACTTCAGCCTCTTCTTTAATCATTGTATTAATAAGTATACTCCATCTTTCTGTTGTTAATAAAATAAAACATGTAGTGATAAAACAATTCCCTTATACTATAGTATACACTATTGTCCATAGTTAGTAAAACTTCTTTTTTTGCCAAAACATTTTTTTATATGCTTTAGTTTCCATAGAATATCTCTTTTTTTCTTTTTCTTGCCATACAGTTTCATCATATATTTCTTTAGTTGACTCCCAGTCTTCTCTTTTGATTGGTATAATTTGAAACATTGGGGTTCCTTTAGGAATAACTCCTTCAAAGTCACTATAAATATAAAATGGAACGTTACCAACCCTAACATGGTTATAGGTATCAAAATCAACAATTCCAGATAAAGTTATAAAAGGTAAATCATATCTATTTATAGGATGTGTCACTAGTGCACTGTATCCTTCTGGCAACTCTACAGACCAAGGCCTCATCCATAAAAGTTCAATCTTATGAAAGGCACCACTAATTTCTATATCTGATCTTCCTCTAATTCCAAATTGCGAAACTCCACGACTATTATCTGAATAAACTTCTAATTTATTATTAATATTTTCTACATGTATGTCATCCCACGTAACCTGGGTATACCCAGAAGAAAGGGTGTCTAGAAATGGAACACAGTTTTTTACGCTCAAAAAACCTTCGGGCATTACTATATCCTTATACCATTGTGGGATTAAAGATTTTGTTGTTACTGGACACGGAATGTTATTATATATTTCTTCAGAACCTGGATAAAAAGATATTTTCACTTTCTATTGTCCGTAGAATAAAATCCTTTACTATTAAAAACAACTCCTACATCAGAATATAAACGTTCCAGTGGTAGAGTGCAAGTTTCACACTCATACCCTGGATCGTCTTCTTTAATAGAACGAACTTTAATAACTACACCTTCACAGGTACTTGTGCATTGATATTCGTATGCTGGCAATTACTTAACCTGATTCGCCTTAGAGCCACCTGAAGACTTCTTTGCGACAGGCTTTGCATCTTTCTTTACTGTATCTGCAGATATTGCCTTAACAGGTGTTACTGCTACCTTGTTTAGTAGTGGAGCATTTTCTTCACCAGTATAAACTGGACGGCCCCAACCGACAATTCCATTGAGCAACTTCTTCTTATTGTTCTTAACATATGCACGAGTCTTTTCTACGCACATACCGCCATTTCTTTGGTCTCCTTTTGCAGTTCCTGAAGTGTTTCCTTCAATAACCTGGATAGTTCCATCTCCGTTGTTCTTAATACAAATACCAACATGTGAAATACGATTTACACCATCTTCTGGGAAATCAAAATAGATCCAGTCGCCTGGTGTTGGATCGTCATTACGAGCATCTGCCCAACGATTACTCTTTTTAAACCAATCTGATGCTGCAACTGTTGATGCAGACTTTGGATACTTCTTTGCATCTAGACCAGATGTAAATGCACACCAAGAAACAAATGATTGGCACCATGGTTGAAAATTCATTCCAGTCCACTTTCCATATTTTGTTTCATTATCTTTTGGACCTTCAATAGTTCCAACTTCTTTCTTTGCAACCTCAATGATTGCCTCTACTGAGCCTTTGACAGCCATATATAACCTCCTAAAGTTAGTATTTCAATTATAGCATTAAGCAGTCTTGCTTGTCAATCTATTGTGAGTTCTTATCCTGTGACAGTTTGCACAGACTACTTCACATTTTTCTATTTCTTTTTTTATTGCTGCCCAGGAAAATCCATCGTGAATCATCCTAGAAATATTATATTTTTTATTGTGAAGATGATCAAAATCTAAAACTATATGATTACATTCTCCACAGTCAACACAACCACTTGCCTCTTTGATTAATCTAAGGCGCATTTTGAATTGCTGTTTATTATAAACTGCCAATTCTTTATCTGACATAGATCTTAATTATACACCTAAATGTAAAGCCCTACACAGGTATTCCAGGCACTAGGCCACGGTAGATATAATGGGTAACTATTACCATCTCTAAGGTCCTGTGTAGGGACCAATACAAGTATACTACTTGATTTTGATAGACTTAGGCTTCTTATCTTCAGGAATAATGCGGTCTACATTGATATGTAGCATGCCATCCTTTAGTTCAGCCGAAGATACTTCCATATATTCACCTAGCGCAAATGATCGTGTAAACTTACGACTTGCAATGCCTTTGTGAACTACCTCTGCATCTGTTACTTCTACAATTTCACCCTTAATAATAAGTGTTCCATTGTCTACTGATACATCAATATCATTCTTTGCAAATCCTGCTACCGCAATAGAAAGCCTATATGTATCTTCATCTAGTTTAAGAAGATCATATGGAGGATATGATGTTGTGTTTGTTTTATGTGCTGTATTGAGACGACCCAACTCTCTGTTGAATCCAATAAAAAAGGGATCATTGAATAGATCCATTGCGAACTGTGTTACCATTTTATTCCCCTTTCAAGCGAATAAGTTAATGTACCCCCGTAGGCAGTACAATACTATTATACCAAACTTTGGAGCGAATAGCGGGAATCAAACCCGCACATTAACCTTGGCAAGGTTACGCACTATCACTATGCAATATTCGCATTGTGTCTCCAACGGGATTTGAACCCGTGCTACTGCCGTGAAAGGGCAACGTCCTAGGCCCCTAGACGATGGAGACTTGGCTGGTCTGGTAGGCCTCGATCCTACGACTTGCGAATTAACAGTTCGCCACTCTACCAACTGAGTTACAGACCAAAACCTACTACTTATTAACTGGAACAACCTTATCTGAAAAATTTCCAGTTGATAGCCATTGTGCAGCAACTGCTACGGTAGCAGATGATGTTGTTTGTGGGATTAGCCCAAAAACATTTGAGGTATAACTTACAACTTCAGATGAAGCAAAGTAATCAGTGTTAATGTCAAATGCATTAACGCTAACAATATTGCCTTGTGAGTTTCTTCCACCAGTACTAACAGAAACTGTGTCTGTAATGCATGCTGGATAGTCAACCTTTGCACCCATCTTATTGCCAGTTGAAACAAATACTGGGATACCCTTTGAGTTCAGTGTAGAAATCAAAGTGCGAATAGTACTGTCTGCTCCACGAACTCCACCATATGGCGCAGTATTAACGGCTGCTGGAGAGCATGCTTTGTTTCCATTAAAGTATCGTGAGAGTGAAACTGCTCCAACTTTTGAGGAGTTTGCGTTTACCCAGTTTAGAGCATCAATAAAATTTCCAGCATTTACTGGGTTAACTGTTTTTGACGATGGGGTTGTTGCTCTCAACAAAATAATTGATAGCGATTGATTTTGCTTCTTAGCAACTTCAGCCATAGCATTTCCATGATTAATATCACTTGAAAATGATGGAGAAGTTGTTTTTACAACATCTGTGCATGATGTATTTGCAAGTGTAATACAAGTTACATCTGCATTGTATACCTTTGAATCAAAGTATGAATCAATGATTACTAAAGCCTTTGGAGTTGCTGCTTGTGAAGGCATTAGAAACATTGTTGAAAAGATTACTGCTACGAACCCTACTGCTATTTTTTTCATTTTTCTCCTTATATCATTAGACGGACTACATGACAACATGGGTCGCCACCGTCTTCCCATTCTTGTTTTTCTTCTTCATTCATATATTCGTATCCACCATCATGGGTATTGCAGTATGGGTCTGAGATCCATCCCCGCTCAATACCACTTGTTAACCAGATACCAAATTCTGCATCTTCTACATCATCTTCTTTATGCATATTAAAAGTATACCCCTAAACGCTTACTACGTCAACTGGACCCATACAGGATGGGCTAAATTTAATGGCTGCATTTACTGCACCAACAACACGCTTTCTAGCGTCTTTTGTTTTTTCTGTGGCATTTAAATATCCATAAGCATATTCAGCACCTGACCCCATAGCAAGATAAGGAAGTGTATACTTAGACAAAGACATATCGCCAGAACTGTGCTCATAGATTTGTCCACGAACAGCAATTATCAAACCAAGATCTCCATCCTTAGATGTGTCAACCCAAAAGTCGTTATAAAATGCCCTAAGTTGTTTAATAAACTTAGTCTGCATAAACTTATCTGTATCTTTAATGTCTGGTACATAGGGGTTAAAGTTATAGCGAATTCTCTCTCCGTCCATTGAGCCAGCATACCCAATAAGATAGGGTCCTAGTTTCCAAACCTTTGGGCTAGATAGTGCTAAAATGGTTCCATCATCAGATGCCCCACGATCTCCAGCCATGTAGATCTTATTGTTTAACTCATCACGAACAACTGCAATACAAGTCATGCAGAAACCCCTCCCAAAGCGATATATTCAAGTATACCATTCCCTGGAAGGGGCTGTCAAATAGGGTCAAAGATGTTTAATTATGCTGTCTTTGATCTTGCTCTGCGCTTTTCAACTGCGTCATCCTGC